GATCCCGAGCATCAACACAGTGGCCTTAGAATTGAAAATGTGGTATTACAACATGAAAGAGGGGCTAAAAAGAGTAGCTAGATTTCTGATCGGAATGATTATTATTATTGTCGTTAATCAGTTGATTGCAAAAGTGTGCGAAATTATTTCCAAGGCAGTTTGTAAGGCCCTAGAGATGACAGGTGATATGTTAGTATCTTTAGCTACCGGCGGCCCAAATCTCAGCGAGATTATTAGAGAGAACATATGCGGCGAAGGTGTAGACGATGAAACACTCAACAATACTATTGTAGATATGATGGCTACGATGGCCCTTGGTCCAGCTGCCTTTGCAAACAGAGAAAATACTGTCCAGTTCGCAAATGATTTATCCTCAGCGGTTACTAGACAAGAGTTTGCAGACGCGATGCTGGGTAATCCTTCACCACAATTTTTAGAAGCCACTGATCAAATGCTAGAATACGTGCATACTGATTTTAGGGAAGCTTTGCCGAATAAAAATGCTATTGCTAGATTCGCAAAAAATATCGGTAATTTTATGCCGCTTGAGTTTAGAGAAATCATGCATGAATATTCGGTTGGTTCCGGCGGTTTTGATGATGGCATGCCAGCAAATCCATCTATTTGTTCGTCACCTGAACAAATTATGAAGTTTAAAGAATTAAGGTGTGAACTGCTTGGCAACAGAGTGTCGGAGAAACAGTGCGAACAGTTGTTCTGTGATCTGAGAGATGATAATATATCAGATCTTGAAGATTTATCTAAAATTCTTGATCAAGGAGTAGAGAAATATGTCGCTGATAAAATTCCAACTATAGTTTCTGAGCCGGGTTGTGATGATGGTTTGTTACCTTATGAAACACCTGAAGCGTTGAATCTTTCTATGGGATTTGTGAATGCTGGAATAGAAGCTTTGGAATTAGAATATCTTGATGATATGTTTGGAACTGGGTTTACTTTCTTTGGATCCGGCGATAGAAATTTTGGCTTTATCAATATGGTTTTAAGTGACACCATGGGCAACCCCCTATCAAACCATCACAGAAAAGCCAGCAACAGAAAAGGATATGTTAACTTTGCCACCAATGTGGAGAACGGAGGGGAAGAAAGCAACGGATTTTTTAAATGGCTACAGGGTAATGCTGATTTTTCTGCACAAGAGGGTCAATATCCATATTACGTTGGTGAGTGGATGAGAAGACAATTTTTGAATGCCGCCGGCGATTCTGGAAAAATGAAGCCGGGATTTTATAAAATCCAACAAGCTGGTACCGATCTTAAACAGAATTTAGTCTTTAATTCTAGTAACACTTCCGTACCGTCCAAAACTCATCGCATCGATTTAGATGATTTGGGATATTCAAACATATTTGGAAGACAAGGGAAAAGTACCTTTACGGCGCCAGATTTTGGATATAATACAGTTTTTGGTGGTGTAAATAGAGAAGTTGGTGCTGATATTGCAGATGGTCTTCTAGATATCCTTTCTATTGGTTCATTTGGTGCTGGCGGTGCTCTACTGCGGAGTGCTGGGTTTATGGATGTGGGCCCCGGTTCAACACTGGAAATCGTAAGACTACCCAGAAAAGGAGACCCCAGTAACACAAGATCGGTTGGTCCAAATGTTGGTGGAGATTCAGGAAACACAAATGGAGCAGACATTGTTTTAAGCTTCAAAGACAATTCTAGTGGAACACGAAAAGGCTTCGCAGATAGCCCCACTGAAGTGAGTACAAACTTTGGTGGGAACGAATGGTCGTACGGCTTTGAAATGCAGTGCTATTATTCTGATATAGAGCTAGTCCTTGACAGTCCCTCTGGAGAACTTCGAAACCGACCAGATGATAACATAAGAGTCCAAATTGTAGAAAAAGTCAACTATGGAGCTGATAGAAGATTTGCTAGCCCAATGTCTAAAAAGATTGCCGCTGAAGATACAAGGTTGCCGCCGTTCGATTTACCACCATGGATTGAAGGTATACCGCTTGTAGGTTTTTTCATTGAAAATTTGGTTAATATGATTTTATTGCCTTTCTCGGCCCTCATTTCGGGCATTTTGGCAGTATCAAAATATAGTGGTACCCCAAATATTGCTCGTTCGAGAGCGTATGAATTTATAGCCATTGATGATGGGTTGGACGCCTTTTCGGTCGAGCCAAGTTCTGATCCCAACAAAAATAAGTCTCTCAATATAAATGACTTTCAAAAGTATGCTTTGTCCACAACTGATTTAAAAAACTATATGCCGCAAATTTATATGCTCTCAGATTTGACGGGCCGGCCAGCCTCTGAATTGAAATCGGAGCATGATGAGATGATGACACAATTATACGAGGAATTCTCGGGCATTATCGGGAGCAACAGATCTGGTTGGCTTTATGGTGCTAATTTTGACTTTGTCAGTGGTGATGATTTTGAATATGGTGTCGTTGTCGATGGCGATTTTGTATCATACGATGACCACCGAGTATCTGATGGTGTCGGCGGAACACGGTTTGTGGAAGAAGAAGACATGGTTCTGGGCATCAGTTATAATGAACACAGGTTGGGGAAGGAGAATGCTAGAGTTATTTATCTTGATCCAATGATATTTGGAGGTAAGTATACCGCACCGCCTTTACATGTCAAGCCACACAGGTATGATGGGTGGTGGGGTATGGTGCAAGCATTTTTCCCGGGAGACACATCTTGCAAACCCCATGGCAAAAATTTAATTGATTTTGATGAAATAAAAGAGATGGTTAATAATCATTATCCAACGTTACCAGAAGATACTAGGCTGTATGAAGATGTTGAATGTGTGCGCGAAGTACCCTTTGATAAGATATTGAATAGAAGCGCCAAAATGGGCCTGTACACATTAGTTCTAGCGTCAGTTAGAATTTTTGCTAGCACACACCTTATGAAATCTGCCGGTACCTTTTCTGTGATTGAGCCAAAGTTTCCAGATAATTTTAGTTCTGTGTATTCAGCTTATATAGTTGAAAGAATGGAAGAAAGTTTTAAGAATGCCCAGCCTGCTTTTTGGGAAGCATTTAACACCTTCAAAGATGAAGAATTTTGGTATGGCTTTTTAGAACAATCAGTTGAGTGTTATGACTTTTTAGTTAATGCTGGAGAATTGCCAACTCCTGTGGGGGGCGGTTATCTGCAAAGATCGATAGATAAAATAAACGATCTTCAAACAAATTATGCATTTACTTACAAAGAATACGATGAAAGAACTTATACTAATGAATCCGGAGAGAGAACAAAGCAAAAAGTACCCGGATTGTGGCAAGCAAAACTAACTGGCCAAGCCGGCGTTTTTGAAACACTTAAAGCTTATAGAGAGCGTATGAATTTTGAAGGAGTCAAAAGTGTTGAAGATGATGCAAAGGTTATTTTACAAGAATTGGTGAATTATGAGCTTTCCAAAATGGGTCAAAAATTTGTTAACAATATGCAAAACAATGGCTTTAACCCCAAAATCTTTGATTTAGATTATTGGATATTCCAAAATAAATGTCATGGTTCTGAAATAACCGTTTATGCTTCTGAGACCGAAGAAATGCCGGTAGGAGTCCCATCAAGAAAGAATCCCGATCCGTTCTCTATCGGAGCATCTTTTCCGGGCCCTTATTTTACCCCGGGCGCCCAATTTAGAGTCGCAGTGGATAATGCAACAGATGATGATGCTGGATATGCTGATGAATATATAGGATATTACCACATCCATACAGACGATGATGGAAATGAAATTTATATGGCAGGCTCACTACATGATCCAAACGAAGCTCAAGATGTAATTGTGCCCGTTGCAGATATTGTACAAGTTTCAACGAAAAGAAGAGTGGTAAATAAATACAACCCGAACGAAGCCGACGGAGATCCTACGATGCCTATAACAGTTGATGAGGTTATGACGCCAATTGGCAATGTTCCGGAACTTGGAAGCGCATCGTCCTACACAACATCAAAGCCGTTTAAAATTGAGAAATTTGTATCAATTAATGGTACAAGACACACCACAACAGCTGCATTTGATATAGTGTATGCCAATGATCCAGAACAAAGAATTTCTGATGTTTACCGCGGCACATTGAAATTAGTGCACAATGAAGCAGGAGAACCTGTAGGGATTGAGGGAAATATAGGCGTACGCCACGGACTAGCTTTTTATTATATGGGAGATCTGATAACAACAGTTGAAGTTGACGCACTAGATTTCCGAGTAAGGCAGTTTCAACCTGTACAACCAAATAGTAAATTGCTATTGTGTTTGTTAAGAAAATTAAAGAATGATCCAAAATATAAACTTTTGACAAGTTATATCTTTTCAATGAAAAAAATCACCGGCACTCTGGCTATTTATAATGATATGGGCTTTCTTGCATCAGTTGGGGAGATCACTCCCGGTGAAAAAGATGGGAAACGACATCTTGCGGTTACTAGCAGAACCGACACAGACAAGTGGTTATTTAAACCAAAAGCAAACACCAACACTAAGAGTCACTGGGACAACAACAGTGAATATCCACAAGTACAAATGAAGCCCGGCTCGCGAGCTTTTGTGAAAACTTCTGAAGAAACCGAAGAATTTAATTTTACCTACATGGAGGATGATCCACTAAAGACAAGCTTTGGTTTACCGATCTATTACGGTGACAAGCCCGGCGGAGACAGCGATACTCTCACATTTAAGAGAAGAACTTTTGTTCCTTCTGAAAGCTGGGTTGGTGGTAATGAGGGATGGGAACATCCGAAAGACAGACCAGCTTTCACTCCCTTCACGTTAAGTTGGGACGAATGGGACAGGCAATTGTTGAGAAATTCGGTTGCTAGAATTAAAAAACTATTTAGAGGACACTATTATTCTAGAGAGCGTAAGCCCGGCGATCGCGAGCACTCAAGCCCGGCAAAAATCAAACTCAGGAACCTTAAAGCTAGACTGTTCCCCACACCCGGCGCCGGAATTTTACCTTGGTGGCAGAAAAGAAGACTTAAAGAAAACCCATACGATGCAGATGGAAACATGTGCGATGGGCCAGATATATTAGGTTAACACAATAATAAAAATTAAATAAGGATATTTATTAAAGGCAGGCAATTATGGCAACTTTAGGCGTAAAATTACCTATAACTAAAAATGATATTTATGGGTATACTATGATTTATAATATTCCGGACTTAATAAGACAAAATTTAAAAATGCTTGTTTTAACAAATCCGGGCGAAAGAGTGATGATTCCAGATTTTGGAGTTGGTATTCAAACATATCTATTTGAAAATTTTTCAAATGAAGTTTATATTGATATAGAAAATGCCCTTAGAAAGCAGGCTTCTAAATATCTACCTGTGGTTTCGATACAAAAAGTTATATTTGACGATAGCGCGCCAGATAGCAATAAATTATCGATCGCGATTCATTACACAATACCAGCCATAAATATTAAAGATTTATTAGAGTTTACTATTTAATTGAGAGGATTGTAAATGGCGGATAATCAAAATAAAATAATTCCTATAAACTATACAAATAGAGAATTTGATTCTATTAAGGAAGATTTAGAGCAGATAGCTGAAAGGCTGTACCCGAATTCGTTTCAAGATTTTAGCGAGGCGTCCTTTGCGTCTCTCATGTTGGATGCAGTAGCGTATGTAGGAGATCAACTTTCCTTTTACATGGATTACAACGTCAATGAATCGTTTCTAGACACAGCTTATCAGTTCAACAACGTACTTAGGCACGGTCGCATATTGGGCTACAAATTTCAAGGGCGCCCCTCGACTTATGGTAAGGCGGCTTTCTACGTCACAATACCAGCTTCAAGCACAGGTATTGGTCCGAATATGAATTACGCGCCTGTGTTGAAAAGAGGCTCACAGTTTAGAAGCACCACGGGTTTGAATTACACGCTGATGGACAACATTAACTTTGCTGATAGTGTACATCCTCAAGTGGTAGCTCGAACAAATTCTAACGGATCCCCAACTCATTTTGGTATTAAAGCATATGGCAGAGTGGTCTCTGGCATATCATTAACGGAACAAGTAAATGTGGGCTCTTTTCAGAAATTTGCAAGAGTAAGACTGTCTACACCAAATGTCTCCGAAGTTCTTTCGGTTTTTGATTCTGATGGTAGTGAATACTTTGAAGTTGATTATTTGGCTCAAGATATTGTTTATAGAGAGATAGCCAATCAAAATTATAAAAACGACAACACTCCATCCATAATAAAGCCATTTTTAGTGTCGAGAAAATTTGTAGTTGAGCGCAACGGACCAAGTGTGTCATTACAATTTGGCAGCGGGAAAGAAACTACCAGTGATCTAGTAAGCAGTCCACAATCTGTGTCGATGAATGTATTTGGTAAAACATATACTACCGCCCAATCTTTTGATCCAACAAGGTTAACAGAAAATGAAGCCCTAGGGATTGTGCCAGAAAACACCACACTAACAGTGGTTATGCGTACTACAAATCCGGGTAATTCCAACTTAGCAGTTGGTAAATTGACCCAAGTGGGACAGTTATTTTTGGAGTTTGAAAACCGTGCTCTTCTTTCTGCGGGCCTGATTTCGGACGTTAGAGGTTCTATAGAAGTTGATAACGAACAATCAATAACCGGGGATGTTACAAATCCGTCGACCAACGAAATTAAACAAAGAATTTATGATACATTCCCAACTCAAAATAGAGCAGTTACGCAAGCTGACTATGAGAATTTAGCATATAGAATGCATCCAAAATATGGCTCTGTAAAAAGAGTGTCGGTGCAAAGAGATCCAGACTCACAAAAAAGAAACCTAAACACGTATGTTGTTTCAGAGGACTCGTTNGGC